AGGCACCCGGAGAAGTTCGGGCGGATGGTCGGATTCACGAAGCTGAAGGAGATCCACGGCAAATGGATGCGGAAGATGCTGGGCGGAACGGGAGATATGACGCTCCAGGGACACCGCGGAAGCTACAAGACCACCTGTCTCTCCATTGTGCTGGTGCTGATCATTATCCTGCTGCCGAACAAGCGGACGCTGTTTGCACGAAAGACGGACGATGACGTCAAGGAGATCATTGAGCAGGTCAGGAAGATCCTGGTCAACCCGAAGGTGGCCTACTTCGTGCAGGTGATCTACGGGGTGCAGCTGAAGCTGACCACGGACAACGCGATGGAGATCTCCACCAACCTGACCACGGATGCCAGGGGCACCAGCCAGCTGGTCGGCATGGGTATCGGCGGAAGTATCACCGGTAAGCACTTCGACTTCATCTTCACGGACGATATCGTCAACCTGAAAGACCGGAAGAGCAAGGCGGAGCGGGAGCGGACGAAGGCGATATACCAGGAACTGATCAACATCAAGAACCCGGGAGGGCGGATCATCAACACCGGGACGCCCTGGCACAAGGAAGACGCCTTCTCCATCATGCCGCCGGCGGAAAAGTACGACTGCTACACCACAGGCCTTCTGAGCCGGGAGGAGATCGAGACGCTGCGGCAGCAGATGGCGCCTTCCCTCTTCGCGGCGAACTATGAGCTGGTACACATCGCGGCGGAGGATGCGCTGTTCAAAGATCCGCCGAGGTTCATCACGAAGGAGCGGGCGGTGGAGATCCTGGGCGAGGGCGCGGTGCCGGAGGATCTGTTCCGGGACGGGATCGCCCACATAGACGCCGCCTATGACGGTGAAGACTATTCGGCGTACACGGCCGGGAAAAGGCGTGGCGACCGGATCTTTATGTACGGGAAGTTGTGGCGCAAACACGTTGACACGGTGCTTCCCTACTGCATCTCCGAAACCAAGCGGCTGATGTGCGGGGCGATCCGGACGGAAACGAACGGAGACAAGGGATACCTGGCCAAGGAGATCGTGAGGGGCGGACACAGTGCCGCTCCTTACAGCGAGAAGGAGAACAAATACATCAAGATCTCCACCTTCCTGAGGAAATGGTGGAAAAACATCGAGTGGCTTGAGGGCACGGACACAGAGTACCTGAATCAGATTCTTTCATACACAGAGGACGCGGAACACGATGACGCTCCGGACGGTGCGTCCTGTGTATGTCGGATATTGGACCGGCAGTCAGGAGAGGAGTATGTTTCCCCGTTTGCGGGAGGAAGGAGTTACCATGCCGGATGAGGATGATCTCGAGAGAAGACTGTGGAGGACGATGCCCTGGGACGCCTCGGTGATGGTTCCCACGCCGGAGCAGGACGCCAGAGATGAAGCAGAGGAAGGTGAGGAAGGTTGATTACATTCCAGGACTACGAGAAGGCCGAAAATAGGACCAAATGGGTGCAGGACGCCATTATCAGCTACCGGAACGGGGCGGACTACAAGAAGGCCGTTGAGGAAGCCGAGTATATGGCCGGGAGAAACGTCACGATTATGAACGTGATGCGGGTGATCTACAACATGGCGGGACTGCCGGAAACCGACTTCACGAAGAATAACGCCAAGATCCGGAACCGGCTGATCCACCGGCTGGTCAAGCAGCGCTGCAGCTATTCCCTGGGGAACGGGCTGAGCTTTAATGACAAGATCAAGACCGTGAAGGACGGAAAGACCGTCAGCATTGACCGGATCAAGGAAGAGCTGGGCGGGAAGTTCGACCGGAAGATCTACAAGGCGGCGTACTGGGCGCTGTCCAACGGCACCAGCTTCCTGTATGTCCATAAGGGGCATAAAAAGCCGGACTGGCAGTATGACCTGTTCAAAAAGACGGATTTCCTGCCGCTGTATGACGAGAAAACCGGAGATCTCCGGGGCGGGATCAGGTTCTGGTCGCTGGATTGGGGCAAGCGGCCGATCATGGCCACCCTGTACCTGGAAGAGGGGTATTACGAGTACGAAACGCCTGAGAACAAAAAGGGCGTGAGAAGCCTGGAACAGGTCGGGGATCTGCATAAGTATATCGAGATCGTCGGCGAGAGCGAGGCATACGGGGAAGAGGTCATCGGGACGGAGGAAGTGAGCCGTCTGCCGATCTTCCCGCTCAACTCCGGGGAGAACAAGGACAGCGCCCTGGACAACATGAAGCCGAAGATTGACGAGTATGACATGATCTTTTCCGGTTTCGCGAATGATCTGCATGACATTCCGCAGATCTACTGGCTGATCTCCGGCGGCGGCGGCATGAATGAGGGCGACAAGCGGCAGCTTCTGGACAGGCTGATCCTCCAGCACATGGCGGTTGTGGACGGTGAGAACACAAAGATCCAGGGATTCACGCAGGAGGTCCCCTATGAGGCCCGGGAGCGGTGCCTGAAGCAGCTGAAGAATCAGATCTATGAAGACTGGGGCGGATTCGACGTCCACACGGTGGAGGCCGGGGCGACCAATGACCACATTGACGCCGGGTATCAGCCGATGGACGAGGAAGCGGATGATTTTGAGTATGAGATCATCGACCTGGTGCAGGCAATCCTGGAATTCGTCGGCGAGGTCAAAGATGGCAAGGTGGACACGCCGACCTTCAAGCGGAACAAGGTGAGCAACCAGAACGAGCAGACGCAGATGGTCATGCTGGCCGCGCAGTACCTGGATGACCGGACGATCCTGGAAAAGATGCCGTGGATCTCCGTGGATGAGGTGGATGATATCCTCGCCCGGAGGGACGTGGAAACAATGGGCCGGTTTGAAAACCAGGAAGACGAGGAAGAAGACGAGGAAGAGGAAGAGCTTGAGGGCGGTGAAGGCTGATGACCTCAAAGCAGAAGGCTGCTATAAAGTATAATATCAAGCAGAAACTTCTGAAGGGCGAGATCACGCAGGCGGAGTATAACGCCCAGGTTCAGCAGCTTCAGGATCTGGCCACTGCGGGAGCGTCCCTTCAGGAAGCCAATACAGCCCTGGGGATGTACTCCGGGAAGAAAAAGACAGATCCGTTTATGGCGTCTGTTAACCAGGCCCTGAAGAACGCGCAAACAGCCCAGGCGATGACTCACCAGGAATATATCGGCGTCTGGGAGGATCTGAACAAGAAGAAAAAGGCCGGAGAGATCACGGCAGCGCAGTACAAGGAAGCCGGGAAAAAGCTGGATGATCTCTATAATCAGCAGGCAAGCCTGGAAACAGCCAAAAAAGCGGTCGGGATCTATCCGCTGACCATGGATGAGTATACGGAACTGCTTGGCAAGATTACCGATCAGTTCAATGCCGGGAAGATTGACGGCGCAAAGAAGGATATGATGGTCGCCAAGCTGACCCAGGCCGTGGGTGCCGGCATGAACTACAAGCAGGCAGAGGCGGCTGTCGGGGTAGATCCTGGAAGCCTGGCGGCCCAGGCTGCTGCGGATAAGCTGGAGATTGAGCTCCGGAAGGTGTATGGCCAGGCGGCAAAGGAACTGAAACAGCAGCTGGATGAGTTCATCGGCAAGTATGGTCCGGAGATGAAGAAGCTGGAAATGGACTTCATCAATGGCACGATCTCCGCGGAGGATCTGAAGTGGATTCAGGCAAAGAACCTGCAGAAGAAGATCCTGGAGCAGAAGATCGAGCAGATGACCGGAACGCTGCTGGACGCCAACAAGAAAGCCCTGGGGATGATCAATGGAGAGCAGCTGAACGTATTTGCCGAGAATGCGAACTGGCAGGCCTATCAGATCACCCAGGATGCCGGTCTGAATCTGATGTTCTCCGTGTATGACGAGAGCACGGCCGCAAAGCTGCTGAAGGATAAACCGGAACTGCTGCCCAGGAAGGTGGTCAACGGGAAGAAGGATAAGGCCTGGAACCAGAAAAAGATCTCCGGGGCGGTGCTTCAGGCGGTCCTCCAGGGTGAGAGCATCAATAAGCTGGCGAAACGGATCGCCGCGCAAACAGCCTCCACGAACATGAGCGCCATGATGCGGTATGCCAGGACGGCCATGACGGGCGCCCAGAACGCCGGGAGGATGGAAATGCTGCACCGGGCCCAGGGAATGGGCATAAAGTGCAAAAAAACCTGGCTGGCGACCCTGGACGGCCGGACGCGTGACACCCATCAGCACCTGGATGGCAAAACCGTAGGCGTGGATGAGAAGTTTGACAACGGTCTGATGTTCCCGGGCGACCCGAATGGAACGCCCGGGGAAGTGTATAACTGCCGCTGCACGCTGATCTACGAATATGACGGATTTCCGAACGATCCGGCAGCGGATCAGCGGATCGACAACGAATCAGGTCAGCTTGTACAGAACATGTCCTATGATGAGTGGAAAGCCGCCAAGCAGGCGAGCAGTCTGAACGCCCTGAACGCGGCAAAGCTGCAGCTGGCGGAAGCGCAGAAAGCTGTCATCAAGGCCAAGGTCAAAGAGGATAAGGTGTATGAGGGGATCTGGAAAGATCCTGTCACCCTGGCGGATTATCCGGCGAAAAAGGCCTCCATCGCGGCAAAGATGGACTACTACAACAATGAGGTTGATAAGTATCTGCAGGCACAGAATGAAGGAAAGTCCTGGGCCACGGATGACAAACTGAATGAGCTGTATGAAAAGAGGAACCTGCTGAAGGAGTATGAGAAGAACGGCAAGCTGATCGAGAAGCGTGATGCGGCCCTGAAGAATGTGCAGGACATCTACACCAAGTCAGGGTTCGGACAGCAGGCAACGGTCCCGGCGGTGGCGGAAGCGCAGAAAAAGGCTCAAAACAAGGCCAAAAAGGCGGCTGTTCCCAAGAATGGGGGAAAATCCGCCGGAACTGCGGCAGGGGTGCAGAGCGCGGCTCCTGCGAAGCCTGGCACAGGTTCTGCGCCGTTCGGCCCGGAAGCATACACAAAAGAGCGGATGGACAAGGCCCTGTGGACGACCAATCAGAAAAAGGTTGACGGCATGATGCGGGCCAGGACCGGAGAGGTATGGCGGAACGCATCGGACAGGGAAAAAGAGGCCATCTACGAATATACCCAGAGCTTCAGTAAGTTCAATGAGCCGTTGCGCGGTATCGAGTACGGGACGAACCGTTATCTCGGCGTTGGTCATACGGATCTGAACGCCGGTTCCAGAAACAACGGCCGGAAGCTGAACGCGATGACGGATATCATCGACAAATGCTCCTATGATCATGACCAATGGTTCCAGAGGTGTACCGGGTTCAACGGCATGGAGAAGTTCTTCCAATGCAGCGAAAGCCTGCTCCGGAACGGATCGCAGAAGCAGCTGGAGAATGAACTGCTGGGCAAGACCGTGACGGAATACGGCTTCATGTCCATGGGCAGCGCAAAGGGCAAGGGGTTCAGCGGGAATATCATGCTGAACATCTACGCCCCTTCAGGGACCAGGATGATGTATGTGGAACCGTTCTCCGCTTATTCCGGAAGTTATGAGCATCTGGGCTGGGACGGCGTTTCCACACAGAGCCGGTTCGGGCATGAGTTTGAAACCATCATGCAGCAGGGTACGCAGTTCCAGGTGGCGAAAGTTGAGAGAAGCGGGAATCAGATCTATGTGGATCTGCACGTTATCAATCAGCTGCCGCCGCAGAGGTATAAGTGATATAATAAGGCGAGGAGGGCGAACAGATGGAGAAAGTATTCAGCAAGAAGGAAACCCTGACGGATAATACGAAGATCAGCTACTGCGAACAGTGCAAAGACTGTACGCTGTGGGGGATAGGTGGTGATCCGTTCAGCAATGCCTATAACAAGGCGAATTGCGCCATGTATCCGAATCCGGATCATAAACCGGACTATGTGATCAATAACGAAGGAGTGTGTACGTTCAAGGTACCGGGGAGGTGACGGAATGAGCGTGACGTTTATCAGCTATGCAAAGGATGTGCTGACCGGAATGGCGCAGAAAAAGCGCCAGGCGCTGGAAGTGGTCGGCGGAGTGGCCGAAAGCTATGCGAAAAAGGCCTGTCCCGTGGACACGGGCCGCCTGAGGAACAGTATCACACACCAGCAGGAGAGCGAAAACGTGGAAGTGATCGGCACCAATACCTCATATGCGGCGTATGTGGAGCTGGGAACCAGCAAGATGGGCGCGAGGCCGTATCTGCGGCCGGCGGCGGAGGGACATTCCGCGGAATATGCCGCGATCATCAAGAGCATCCTTGGCGGTTAAGGAATCGGTTATGCAAACAGGCACCGGAGAGATCCGGTGCTCTTTTTTTATAAAAATTGACAAAAACGGGAATGATTTTGGCGAAATTTGACACTTTTTTCCTTTCTGGAAGCTTGACTTTCCGTCAGAATTATGGGTGAAGACCGAAGCCTGTGCCGATGAACTGGCGCAAGGCGGACAAAAAAACTCCGTAGTGCCGACGAACTGGCACCGAAGAAAAGGGAGGATATAGCATGAGCTTCAAGCGTGAAGAGATCCGGGAGATTCTGGGAGAGGCGTATACCGACGAGATCGCCGGAAAGCTGGTCAATCTGCACAGGACCGTTGTTGATCCCCTGAAGGATCAGCTGGATGACGCTAAACGGGATGCGACCAAGTACAAGACCGAGGCCGACAAGGTGCCCGGACTTGAGAAGAAAGTCAAGGATCTCGAGGGCGGCGAGGACTGGAAAGGCAAGTATGAGAAGGAGAAAGCTGATCATCAGGCCTACCGGGATCAGGTCGCCCAGGAAGCAACCACCGCCAAAGTAAAGGCGGCGTACAAAAAACTGCTGACCGACGAAAAGATCAGCGACAAGACCCTTGAATCCATCCTGAACGCCACGGACTACAGCAAGATGAAGCTGAAGGAAGACGGCAGCCTGGACGGTATCGAGGATCTGAAAAAGGACATTGATTCCAAGTGGGGCGGATTCAAGGTATCGCAGAGGCAGCGCGGGCAGGACGTGAAAACTCCTCCGGAGGGTGCTCCGGGCGGATCTGACAGCGACGTCCGCGCGATGACGGCCAAATGGCACGCCCAGCGGTACGGAGAAGCTCCCAAACAGTAAACGAAAGGAGTTAGAAAGCCATGAGTTTTATTCAGAAAGCCAAAGGCATCGGCTACGCGCCCGGATGGTTCCTGGCTGAGGCTGAATGCGCCCGGGAAACCGTTGAGGTTTCCGCCAGCCATGCCCAGGCGGTAACCCGGCCGGACGGCAGCAAGTACGTTCCTGCCGGTGCCGTGATCCCTTCCAATGACGGTAACGCCAAGGGCCTCCTGTATGAGGACGTGGACGTTTCCACCGGTAACATGCCCGGTTCCCTGGTCACCCGGGGCGCTGTGTATGAAGACCGGCTGCCGGCGGCCATTGAAGCCACTGCGGAAGCCGTGCTGACCGGTATTAAGGTGATCACCACTTCCCCGGCGGTTGTGCGTCCTGCCAGCTTTGACAAGGACACCCTGACCGCGCTGACCGTCACTTCTGTCGGAGGCGCCGGCAGCGGAAAGACGGATGTTTCCTTCTCCGGTTATACTCCTGCCGCCGGTGAGCGCACCGTGTACAAGATCGGCGCCAGCGCCGCCCCGAGCGTCGCCCTGGGTGAGATCCTGTCCATCGGTTCCGCGTCCGGTCAGTGGACGGCTGCCACCTTCCCGCTGGATGAGCTGGAAGCCACCGGAAAGATCACCGTTGCTGTGGTTGACAGCACCGACGCTGTTATCGCCGCCGGTTCTGCTTCCATTGTGACGACTTAATCAGGAAAGGAGGAGCGAATTATGCCTCGTTTTGAAGATGGAGTTTTCGGCCTGGTTGCCAAGAAAGACCTGCTGGAGATCGGTTATGACGTAACCCGTCCCAACGATCCCGTTGATCAGGTCATCGATGATGACAAGACCGATAACCTGATTGCCGAATGGGAATCCATTGCCGCCGAGTACGGTATCCCGGTTATGGCGCAGTTCCACGCGTTTGATGTGGAGAGCCAGAAGACCCTGCGCGTGCCGATTGACAACCGCAACATCGAGAAAGGCCTGATTAAGGTCAAGATCGACCAGAGCGAGCGTCTGCGTGCCCTGCGTGACCGCGGTGTGACCAACGAGAACGCCCTGTATAACAAGGTGCTGAACGATGGTTACAACCTGGCGGAGGAAGTGTTTACCCGGTCCAAGGTTGCCAAGAATGAGCTGCTTGCCACCGGCAAGATCACCATTCGCGAGAACAACCTGAACCTGACCGTGGATTACGGTGTGCCTGAGGGCCATGTCGGAAAGGTGCTGGACTTCGGTTCCGGTGCTGCCAAGCCTCTGGACGAGCAGCTGCTCGACCTGGTTGCCGAAGCGAAGGCCAATGGCACCGCGATCAATGGTATCTACACCTCTGACGTGATGATCCAGAAGCTCCGCAAGAGTTCCGCTCTGCAGGCCGTCATCAACGGCACGAGCATGGTCGGCAAGCTGGTCAGTTATGCTGACCTGGAGGCTTATCTCCGTGAAGAGCTGAAGATCAAC